AAAAGCCGACGGTTCTTGAAGTGGGCCAATCGCCCATGTTGGTTGCGGACATCAACGTTTCAACGTATTACACACAGACAAACTAGGGGACAAAATGCCAACGACAATCATAACTGGTCGCGATTTAGTCGTGACCATTGCAACCGTAAATTACGACGCACAAGCGACCAGTGCAACACTTGCAAACTCACCAACCGTGGAAACATACCAAACACTCGACGGCAAGGCTTACAAGCACATTGACGACCAGTGGACATTTGACGTTTCAATGCTTGCAGACTGGGGCGCTGCCTCATCATTATGCGAAGCGTTGTGGACTGCATGCGAGACTGCACCAAATACAACTTTGGCGGTTTCACTCACTGCCGTGACTGGTGCGGTTTTTGCCTTTAATGTAATGCCAGTATTTCCAGCAGTCGGCGGGGCAGCACCTGACGCGCAGACCGTTGACCTATCATTTGTTGTGGTTGGAACACCAACCGAAACATTCAGTTAAAAACTACTAATCGGGAGACAAAATGAAGTTACCAATCACAATTGAATATAACGACGGGACGCAGATTACGTACACGGCTGCGCCACCTGAATGGGTTCGTTGGGAAAAACATTCGGGACATACAATTTCCCAAGCGCAAGAAAAAATCGGTATATCCGATTTGGTATTTCTTGCATATCATGCCATGAAGCGCGAAGCGGCTGGGAAACCAGTTAAGCCAATCGAAGCATGGACGGAAACCATTTCCGAAGTGATAGTGGGTGAGGCAAACCCAAAAGCCACGCAGTCGGAAGCCTCAGCAGAATAGTTTGGGAGATAGCCCTGGCAACGGGGCTATCACCAAACGAATTTGAATCAGCCGAAGACATTTTGACGGTCATTGAGATTTTGGAAAGGCGAGCAAATGGCGAGTGAAGCAATCAGTTATGACAAGAATGAATTGCGCGCCATTCTTCGTTCTTTTAAAGCAATGGACGAAAAAGCAATTGGTCAAGCCAAAGAAGCAAGTAGTGAACTTGCAACATGGGTGCGCGGTAAAATTGTTGACGCCGCGGGTCGTACAAATAACCGTTTAGATAATCGTGTTGCCGACGGTTCAAAAGTTTCAAAATCCTCAAAAATTGGTGAGATTAGTTTTGGTTTTGCTGGTCAAAAATTAAGCGGTGGTGGCACAACTCAGCAACTATGGCTTGGCGCAGAATTTGGTTCAAATCGGTATAAGCAATTTCCGGTCTGGTCAGGTCGTGAAGGTCGCGGTTCACGCGGTTGGTTTATTTATCCAACCTTGAGAAGCGTGCAACCCGAAATTGTTAAAAAATGGGAAGAATCGTTTTCTAAAATAGTGAAGGAATATGACTAATGGCTGGCAGTCGTACCCTTAAATTATCTATTCTTGGTGACGTTGATAATCTCAATAAGTCGCTTAAATCTGCAACGGCTGACGTGGAAACTTTTGGCGATAAAATGGGCAAGGTTGGCAAAGTTATCGGTGCAGCATTTGTTGCCGCTGCGGCTGCCGCTGGTGCTTATGCAGTTAAAATAGGCGTTGACGGTGTTAAGGCTGCTTTGGAAGATGAAAAGGCTCAGAGAATCCTTGCACTTACTTTAGAAAATACAACAATGGCAACAAGGGCACAAATTGCAGCCGTTGAAGATTACATAACGGAAACTGCGTTGGCTACTGGTGTCACTGACGACCAATTGCGTCCAGCCTTGTCACGTTTGGTAAGGTCAACAAAAGACACTGAAGAAGCCCAAAAATTGCTCAGCCTTGCTTTAGATATTAGTTCAGCAACTGGCAAACCGCTTGAAACAATTGCTAATTCTTTAGGCAAAGCGTATGACGGAAATACAAACGCCTTGGGTAAACTAGGCCTGGGCATTGACCAATCTATTTTAAAAACAAAAGATTTTAACAAAGTTTATGAATCAATTCGAACATCATTTGCAGGATTTTCTGCACAAGAAGCCAATACTTTTCAGGGTCGAATAGACCGTTTAAATGTTGCGTTTGATGAAGCAAAAGAAACAATTGGGTTTGCGTTGTTGCCAGTGCTTGAAAAACTCATTACTTTTATTAACGATAACGCTTTACCAATTATCAACGCCCTGGCTGAAGGTTTTGGTTCAAAAAGTTCAGGTTTAGGCGGCATTATCACAAACGTTGGCAACATTCTTGTTAACACATTTACGCCAATCATTAACGGCTTGGTAAAGGCATTTGGCTACGTCAAAAATGCTATTGGTGACAACCTTGACACATTCAAAGAATTTGGCGGTTACATTGCAACCTATCTTGCACCAGTTATTGGCACGGTACTTGGTGGGGCGTTGCAAGTTGCAGGCAAAATTGCTGGTGGCGTAATTGATGTCATTGCAGGCGTCGTCAAGATTTTGAACGGTTTAATTTCAGGCGCGGTCGCTGGAATTAATGCCTTGATTTCGGCATATAACGCCATTCCGTTTTTGCCTAACGTTTCAAAGATTTCCACTCCAACGGTTAGCGTGCCAACAATTAAGACACCAAGCGTTTCAACCGCAGTGCCGTCAATCCCAACAATTTCAGCACCGTCAGGCGGTGGGGCAACTACTTCAGGAGGTGGTGTGGCTAAGGCTGCAAGCGTTGTTGCAAGCGTTGCTGCATCAGTGGCTGGTGGTGGTGGATTTACTGATTCACAGAACGCCGCGCGTTTGGCGGCTATGGGGGGCGGTGGGTTTACCGATTCACAAAATGCAGCCCGTATCAGCATTACAGTTAACGGGGCAATTGACAAAGAAGGCACTGCCCGCACAATTGTTGAAACTTTGAATAGTTCTTACTATCGTGGCACGGGTGGTGCAACCGCGCTTGTGGCAATCTAATGACGCAGTGGAATCCCGTTTGGCTTGTTGAAATTGATGGCGTTGAATACACAGACGCAGTTTTGGCAAACCTGGTTATTCGCAGCGGTCGGACAAATATCTATGAGCAGGCGCAGGCGGGGTACGTTAATCTTCAGTTAATTGACCTTGCACAAACAACCATTCCCGTGTCAATTAACTCAACAATTGGTGTTTTCGTCAAAGACACCTCAGGAACATTTGTTGCAATTTTTGGTGGCAATGTAGTTGATATTGGCTTAGAAGTCCGTGACGTGGGTTCAACCATGTTCACTCAAACGTATTCAATCACCGCACTAGGGGCTTTGGCACGTTTGCCAAAATCCTTGACTAACGGCGTACTTTCCAAAGATTTTGACGGCAATCAGATTTACACAATACTTTCAGACTTACTGCTCAACACTTGGGCTGAAGTGCCCGGGGCATTGACTTGGGCAACGTATGACCCAACAACAACTTGGGCAACTGCCGAAAACGTAGGACTTGGAGACATTGACCAACCTGGGGACTATGAACTAGCGGCGCGGTCGTCAAGTCGGACTGACGTTTATTCACTGGTTTCAGCACTTGCCACGTCAGGACTTGGTTATATTTACGAAGACGCCCAGGGGCGCATTTCTTATGCCGACGCAACACACCGCAGTCAATATCTTGCAGCTAATGGGTACGTTCAACTTACGGCAAATCAAGCCCGTGCGGCTGGACTGCGTACCGAAACCCGCGCGGGCGACGTGCGCAATGACCTGACAATCAAATACGGTGCAACTAGCAATGCGGAAAAATCTGCAACTGACGCCACTTCAATTCTTACTTATGGCACACTTGCACAAATCATCACAACAACATTGCACAATGCGACCGACGCTGAAGACCAAGCCGATTTTTATTTGGCACTTCGCAAAGACCCACAGGCAATTTTTAGCGAAATCACATTTGACCTGACAAATCCTGAATTGGACAACGCCGACCGCGACGACCTTATTGGCACGTTTATGGGGCAACCCGTAGCAATCAACGACCTACCTTCAAACATGGGCTCAATTTTTCAAGGATTTGTTGAGGGCTGGTCGTTCCAGGCTTCCTATAATCAAGTTTCGGTTTCGTTAATTGTCTCACCAGTAGCGTTCTCGTTGCAAGCACTTCAATGGGACGAAATTTCCAACACATTTACCTGGTCGGGCGTGTCGCCAACGCTTGACTGGGAAAATGCGACAATAGTGGTCTGATAAGGAGACAACATGGCAAATCCAACAACAAATTATGGCTTTGTGTTACCAACGTCAACGGACTTGGTGACTGACCTTCCAGCCGATTTTGATATTGCGCTGCAAGGCGTTGATACACGTTTGAAGGCATTACAACCTGGAACAACACTTGGAGACATTGCTTATTCATCAGCAACGGCAAACACAAACACACGACTTGGCATTGGCACAACGGGTCAGGTTCTTGCCGTTTCAAGTGGCGGTGTTCCAGCATGGACAACGACGGCAGATGTAACACCATTGACAACTAAGGGTGATTTATTTACTTTCACAACCACGGACGCCCGCCTAGGTGTTGGCACAGACGGTCAAGTTTTAAAAGCAAATAGTGCTACGGCTACAGGATTAGAGTGGGCAGCCGATTCCACTGGCATGACAAATCCAATGACGACAACAGGTGACACAATTTATTCATCTAGCGGTTCAACACCAGCGCGTCTTGGAATTGGCACAACGGGTCAGGTCTTAACGGTGGCGTCAGGTATTCCCTCTTGGGCTACGCCAAGTGGTGCAAGTGGTCCAGCATTTTCCGTATTCAGAGCAACCACATCACAATCATTTTCAAGTGGAGTAAATACAAAAGTTCAATTTAATGGTGAAACTTTTGACACAGATAATTGCTTCGATAGCACAACAAATTATAGATTTACACCAACAACAGCAGGATACTATCAAGTTAATTGTAACATCTATTTCGACAATGGAAGTGCAAATCACGGCGATATATTTTTAAGAAAAAATGGAACAAATTACAAAATGTTCGCTTCTCAAAACTTTGATGCAAGTGGCGATGCTGCTGGTGGAAATGATTTAGTTTATATGAACGGCAGCAGCGATTATTTGGAAATTTTTGTTAATAGTGATGCCACAAGCCCAAAGGTTTATTTTGCGGCATCTTCCAGTTACTTTAGCGGCGTATGGATAAGGAGTTAATCAAATGGGACTATATGAAGAAATTAGAAATGTTTATCCAGAATTAAAAAATGAAGATTTTCATTGGAATGGCGTAATTGGCTTGCAAGATGATTCAGACGGGCAAGGCGCGTACATTGCTCGTTGGGAATATAGCAAGCCAATACCTGACGGCTTAAAACTGGGCAAATGATTTATCCTCAAGGAACTTCAGCCGCTTTAATTGAAATTGCAAAGGCTGAAATTGGCACAATTGAGGAAGGCGACAACCTCACCAAGTACGGCAAATTTACAAAAGCCGACGGACTACCTTGGTGCGGTTCTTTCGTTAACTGGTGTGCAGCACAAGCGGGCGTCAAGATTCATTCAGTTGTGGGCACTGCAATTGGTGCGCATAAGTTTAAAGAAATCAACCGTTGGTCAAATATGCCACAATTGGGTTATTTGGCTTTCATGGATTTTCCGCATGACGGGGTTGACCGCATTTCTCACATTGGCATTGTTGTTGGTTTGATTGACGACAAAACATGTCTGACGATTGAAGGCAACACCAGCGGAACAGGCGACCAACGAAATGGTGGCATGGTCATGGTAAAGGTGCGCAACGTTGGCAAAGAAATTGTTGGGTTTGGAATTCCCAAATTCGTACCTTACAAGGGCGAACACCCAACAGTTGAAATACCAAAATTGGGAGACAAACCGACAAAGGAGAAAACCAAAAAATGGACAAAGCCAAAGCCTTAATCGCCTCATGGGCACGCTCATTCATGGCAGCCGCGCTCGCCTTATACATGGCAGGTGTGACAGACCCAAAGACCCTTGCAATGG